ATCTTCTTGGAGATACCCATTCTTGCCATCCTTGCCAAGAACCTTCTCCAAATTTTTCTTCTTCTTTTAACCTAATTCTAATTCTTGATCCAGATTCAATTACTCTGTCTGCTGTAAAAAGTCCTCCAGGTTGAGGAAAGCTAACTTGACTATTTATTGTGGGGCTCCAAGAGTTTCCTGGAAGAATAGCGTTTGATCCAATATCAAGGTCTGTTGAACTGGATACTACTTCTATTCCTGAGAAAGTTAGACCCTCAGATGGTAAAATATTTATAATCCAATAATCCCCTTTGGTATAACCACTAGAATGTAAAAACTGAAATTTACAAGCGACTGCTGTTCCTACAGACCCACCAGCCATAGATAGTACAGAAACCTCCCTGTTTGCTGGAATTTGAATAGACTGAGAGTTAAATCCATGTCTCTCATAGGTTGATCCGTTAAAGTAGTATATGCTAAAATGGTCAGTGCTGTCCATATATATTCTAAACCTTTGGTATTCTTGAGTCTCTAGCGAGTTTACCATTTTATAGTTAGAAAAACCACTTCCAGCTAGGTTTAATATAGTTAGCCTAGCGTGATCATCTGTTCTACTTCCGTAATAAACAGGCTCGTCTATATTTCCTACAAGAACTCCAGCGTTACTGTATGATCCAGGCATTTCTACGCTATAAGCAAAACCTACAGTTTCAAAATTAAACTCTTCAATATCAGATCCGTCAAATAGGATTGCGTTATCATTTTTAATTTTAAAATACAAACCTCCTAATTCGTCGTTACCTAAAAAATCTTTATTTTGAACACCTACTTCAATAACCTTATATTTTTCTAATGTCTCTATTGCAACATCATTATTGGCTTTAGCTACAATGTAATCACCCTCCTTTACTTTATCTACATCACTTTGACTTATCCTAAACCACCTGTATACTCCATCAACATAGTAGTATAACGGGAATATATTATAATATAAGCCTCTATTTTGTTTAATAAATAGCCTATACTTGCTTGAAAAAGAAGGTGGTCTGTTATTTATTTTTACTACTAAATCATTAGCATTCTTAGATGATGATATAGGTATATGTGTGGTGCCGTCAGAACTATTTAATTTCTGATTAGTAAACACAGTAGTCATTCTACCATAATCATCTAAATAAGCTATACCAACCTCATAATCTCTATTACTCTTAAATGTGGGTTTAGGAAAAACAGAAGAAGATGGTTGATCATAATTTAACTCAAGTTCTATTTGTTTGTTTACGTTAAAAAACTGAGTGTAGTTACCGTATATTAATCTACTACCTATAATATCTTGCGCTTTAGCTTTTAGTGGCACATTATCAAATAGTCTTGTCACCTCATCTGGTGGTAGAACAGAAAATATTTTATTATTGGTAAATACTATTGATTTACTTTGATTATCCCCCCATCCCAAGTCAACCTTTTTAAATCTTTCAATTATAAATAATGTATTGTCTAACGTGTCTCTAAACAAGACCTGAACCTCTTCTACTTGACTTAACCCTGTGTTAAATGTAATCTTTACCTGGTTAAATTTATTAACCATTGATGTGAACTCCGCATCGGCGTAGTTGTACTCAAAGTTTTCAGGAAAAAAAGCAGTAGCTGAAAAAGGAGACATTGCGCTATATTCGTCATTCTCATACTTATACCTATATGAAAACTGAAGAAACTTATCCTCAATATTATTAGGTGAACTACCATCATCAAGGTCTGTATTTGACAAGACTAGGAGTGGAGCATTGAGAGGCGGCTTAACAATAACTGATATATCATCCTCTGTAAAAGCATCTGTTTGATACTGTTTTGTTGTGTTTATTTTTCTAGGTGGGTTTTTATCATCAGTCCAGAATAATAAATTATCTACTATATTAATACCTGTTATAAAAAACTTGGGATCAAAATTTAATACCCTACCCTTAGTGTCTTTTAATAATGTTTTAATAGCTATACCATCTCCAGCATATCTAAGTACATAATCAAAAAGAGTTCCAGATACTAAAAAATATATATGATCATTCGCTTGATCAGCAATGGTTCCTACTATAAATAGGTTGGTCTCACCCGCTGGATAATTATAGTTAGTCCCTACTAGTGTATTTCCTAGTACATTCTCAACAGCTCCAATACCAGCCCCTTCAGAGGCGTTAACCTCTATATTAAGCGCATCCCTATATTGACCCTTAGGTATAAGACGCTCATCGAGGTCTTTATTCATTTTACCCTGAGTGAAACTATTGCTTATTTTCATTTAATCCATTTATCACGCCCTCTTAACGGCATAAGAAGTCTACCTGCGTGTATGTTACTTAATCTAATCTTAGTGTTTCTTAACTTAGCCATCTTATCTTTGTTGGCTCTTCGTATCACATACTCTTGAGCACTTATTCTATTCTCTAATATAGACGCTTTTATGTAAGCATACAAGTAACCCTCGGCTAATTTATTAATACTAACAGACTCATCCTCTCCATTCTCCATCCCATCTGACACATACTCTATTACTATACACTGGTCTTTCACACCTGAACTAAAGTTAATTACTCCAGACTTTTTATCTATTCTAAAGTTGTCATTAATATTAGCCTTAGATGTTTCTAACCCGTAAAAAGCACCGCCTACCCCATATCTAAAAAACCATTCGCCATCAACATTCCATCCCCATTGACCGTATCTTGCTCCTTCACCTAAAAATTGAGACTGGGGTAGACCATTCAATCTATTTCTATCTAACTGAGAATTTTCAGCCTCTAATACTTCCCCGTCTTGATCAAATAAGAAATCACAATTATTGTCTCTTAAGTATTCAGACGCATAGTTAATACTTTGGTTTTCGTGTAGTGGAAATAATATGCCATCTTTTTCAACAGATATCCTAACGTAGTTAACGTAGTCTGGTGGTAGTATCATTTTTAAGTTATCGCACTCAGCCATGCAAAACTCTAATACCTTTATGTTTCTAAGTGCATCATAGGTTATTTCTTGAATACCTCTCTTAGCGTGAAACAATACAGTGTATCTATTTACCTTACCTATAGTACTATCATCATCAGCATACATCAACATAAAATTGTTAACAATATCTTTTAATGGTACATACTGATAGCTTCCCCAGTTTGCATCTGTTGGAACATTTCCACTATTATTGTAATATTGATAGTTAGTTAGATAAGCCATTATGATTCACTTTGATTATTAATTGCCTCTGCACCTGAAGCAAACTGAACTACTTCTGGTTCTCTTATATTAACACCAGCGTACTGTAATATTTTTAATGTCATCTCTACTTGATCAGAAAACGGTAACTCAAAGTCTTGATAGTCAGTAGCAGATTGATTAAATATAGGAGATCCTGACACCACATTGTATGTCCACTTTGGATCCTTTGGGTATCTTACATATGTTAAGTCACAACCTAACGTGCATGTAGCTGCCTGTGCTGGGTATAGCGTTATTTGGTTTCCTAAATTTCCATACGTTCCAGTCCCTGGTCCCTCAGTCACTCCTAGTCCTTGCTGAGAAAAAACATAGGCTGGGTATTGCTTAGATGGTGAGGTAAGGTTAGATGATAGTAATCTATTTATTTGACCCTCACTTATTCTTTCTGCTTCATTACTTGTCACAACAGCCCCACACGTTTGTTTAAAATTTACATAAGTAATCGTATACCAGTCTGCTGGTAACTCAAATGTTTGTTCACTACCTGTAGATAGTGTTAGTGCCTTGAACTGCGTAAACGTATCTATAACCTCTACCAACTGCCTAGGTAGGTCAGCATACCCCGTATTAGTTAGTCTTTTATTTTGCTTGTTTAATAAGTTATTATAATTGTAGAAGTACTCCTCAAATATTTCTAACTGTGCTTGTTTAGCAAATAGATTAAACTCTTCTGGAGTAAGATAACCATTGTTATCCTTATTAAGGACAGCCATGACAGTATTTCTTACCGTATTAATCATCTAAAAATGTTTGATACAAAGATAATGAAAAAAAAGAGAGACACGCTATTTTAAGCGTGATCTACACTTGTGATATCTACAGGTGAATCTACAGCTCTCACTGTACCACTCTGACCAAATAAAGATGAGGCTGATACCACAGCCATCATAATAGCGGTTGCTACAGAGTTTTGTGCTGTGTCTGCTGCGTGTGTAACATTAATTATATCATCACTACCTTGAGCTCCTACAGCAGGTGTTAGTATATGTGTTAGTGTAGATGAGTGCCTAACAGCAGTTATTATATTATTGGTTTGTACTATTACATTATAGTTTCCACCAGCATCTGTAATTGGTATAGATATAAAATTATTCATAATACAAAGATAGAAAAAAAAGAGAGGGCCTCAACCCTCTCCCCTCTTCACTATGAAAGAAACAAACAACTATATGAAAGCACAAATATAGTAAATTAATTTACTTTTTTCTCTAACATCTTCATAATTTCTACACCCTCATCAGACTGCAAGAATGCTGATACAGCAGAAGCTGGAGTCTCATCAAATGGTACAGTAATCATTTTCTTCTTGTTATTCTTCAAGTTAAAGAACACATCTCTGTCTCCATTTCTTAGTGTAAGAATCTTAGAGTCTAACGCCTTCTTAGCTAAGCCTTGAAGTCTAACCATAGGATCGTCAATCATTTCTAAAAACTCTACGGGGTTTTGTCTAGCGTATAATCTAACATCTCTTCTTAATTCAGAGCTTGTTAACTTATCTACAGTAGAACCCATTAGTAGTCTAGCTATGTTTTCAATCATATCTATTTCTAATTCTTTAGCAGCTATTTCTGCATCTAGTTGACTATCTAAACTAGCAACCTCTTTACTAGCATCTTTTTCTGTATTTACCTCTTCGTATATTTTGCCTATACCAGGGTGTAAGTTTAGAAACTTTTGTAGTACTGGATTATTTTTTGGAACACTTAAGAAACCATCCTCAAATACTATTGGTTCTAAAATAGCATTGTCATCTTGCTCATCCTCAAAAGGACTCTTCTGGTTTCTTGCATAACGAAGTGGTC